GTGTGACGCTTGTAGGAAACCTTCCAGAAAGTAATCTGGGGGTTACCAGTCAGGTAAACGTCTTGGGCGCCATAGGCGACAAGTTGCATAAGTCCTCCACCCATTGTAAAATGCTTGTTATACTATTGAAAAAGAAAAAAAAATCGCGAAATTGACATAATTTCCGCGAAATGGAATTAAACAAAAAATGCTAAATCTTCTTATACACGATTCTTCTTTATAACAGTGGCGGTGGCGGCGATAGGTAGAATATATGTCGCTATTCAAATATAAACCTCCCAAAAAGTTTGTGCTTGACGAGAGAAGCATAACCACACTAGATAGTAAACATAAAGAATTACAGTCGGAGTTTCAATACATTCAAGATACAATTATTCCGGAACTTGAAAATGAGAGAAATCGTCTAAAAGAACGATTACATTTCCTAAAGGGGGGGTGTCCGCTGGGGGTTCCGCTGGGGGTTCCGCCCCCCCACGGCGGGAGCTACGCTCGATTGGTTGAGCCGGGGGTTCCGCCCCCCAACGGCGGGAGCTACGCTCGATTGGTTGAACCAGGGGTCCCGCTGGGGGTTACTCCTGGCGTTGCATCTAAATCCGATGACAAAAACAGCGGCGAAGCGCGAGGTGGTGTAGTCGCGGATTTGCGAAGCAAAGAAGCGACGAAACCACCGAGCAACCTAGAAGAATGCCTAGAGATTCGTGATCGCATTAAAGAAATTAATGCCGTCATAAAAAAACATCAGCAAGATTATAAAAACTATTACCTTCATAATAGCGAATACATCTTCGAGTATTTTGAAACCAAGAAAACAATAACAAGCGGCGGGTCGATGAAAACAAAATCCCTAAATGCATTCTTTAATCTCCCGGAGGCAAAGAAAACCGAGGAACTTTTCAAGAATCAGCATAATAATGTGGAAAAGTATCTGGCGAGTATTGATCAAACCTATATGGATGTTTCTAAATATGTCTACCCCACGGATATATGTCAGTTTTGCCACAAAGGTGAAATGATCCCCATCGAAAGCGAAGGGATTATGGTTTGTAATCAGTGCGCGAAGCAGATAGTATTCCTCATTGACAATGAAAAACCATCATATAAAGAACCGCCTAAAGAGGCGTGTTTTTACGCCTATAAACGCATCAATCATTTCCGCGAAATCCTCGCACAGTTCCAGGCGAAGGAGACGACGTGCATCCCTGAAAATGTCCTCGAAAGCATCAAGCAACAAATCAAGAAGGAGCGTATTGAAATCTCTCAATTCACCGATAAGAAAGCGAAAGAAATCATGAAGAAACTGGGGTTTAATAAATATTATGAACACATTCCATTTATTAAAGATAAACTGGGGATTAAACCACCAGTTATGACACCTGATTTAGAAGACCGGTTGTGCAACCTGTTTATGGAAATCCAGGGGCCGTATGCAAAATTCTGCCCAGACGACCGGGTGAATTTCCTGAATTATTATTATACCGTTTATAAGTTGTGTGAGTTGCTGGGGCGACGCGAGTTCCTGCCGTTTTTCCCAATGTTAAAAGACCGCGAGAAGCGGATTGAACAAGACCAGATATGGAAACAGATATGTATTGAACTGGATTGGGAGTTTATTGCGACGCCGTAGATGAGGAGGCGTTTATTTACGAAGGAGATTTTACAATTCTTCAAAACGTTTGCAACGTATTGAGCGGCATCAAATTGGGCGCTATCCTTACTCTATTAAAATTATCATATGTCATAGGATGACGACCGAAATATTGCTTGCCATCATCCCAAGTGGTTATACCCTCCCCATCAATATAACTATCAACCCAATCACCACTATACGATAATCGGTTGTCATCAGGTACTTCCCATGTCATTGTTCCTTTTCCGTGCATATTGTTGTCCTTCAACACGCCCTCGTAAACTTTACCATCTGGCCATGTATGCTTGCCTCTTCCGTGCATATTGTCGTCTTTCCACTCGCCCTCGTAAACTCGACCATCGGGCCAGGTCATCTTGCCTATTCCGTTCATCTGATTGTTATTCCACTCGCCCTCGTAAACTTTACCATTGGGCCAGGTAAACTTGCCTCCGTTCATCTGATTGTTATTCCACTCGCCCTCGTAAACTTTACCATCGGGCCAGGTAAACTTGCCTCTTCCATTCATCTTGTCGTCCTTCCACTCGCCCTCGTAAACTCGACCATCGGGCCAGGTTATCTTGCCTCTTCCGTTCTGCTCGTCGTCCTTCCAATCGCCATCGTATTCTGTACCATCGGGCCAGGTCATCTTGCCAACTCCGTTTCTTATATAGTATTCATCTCCATCTGTGACAGTTCCTGTATATACCGAACCATTTTTGTAAGTAATCTCCCTTTCTGAGTAAGCATTATCTTCTCCATTTATGCAGCTTTGGACGAGTCCACTTCCCCTCATAACCTTTCTAGACTTCTTGTTCCGCCGTTTCAACGACCTCCTTTTTTGTCGTTTCGACCGACCATTCCTGTGCCGCGTCGTTTTATAATTCGGCATTTCCTTAACATATACAAATAAACAAATGTACAACGATATTTGATAAATTACAATTCTTCAATCAAACCTCACCCCCCCCCCCCCCCTGTCGTCATCGCATCAATCTTCACCCACGAGTCAGGGCATAAATCTCGTGTATCATGCGAAACGCCTGGACCAAACCAACCACTTGGATAGCAAACAACCTTCGCCGGATTGGCATTGAAATACGCACCCCACCAACTAAATGAACTATTCGCGATGATATTATGGTCGCAGAGACTCATTAAAAGCATCTGCTGCCAGTCCCCTATGGTATCCCGGACCAAATGAAACTGGATATCGCGTCCGTATGCACCCCCGTTCACATCAGTTGCGCACCGATGTTTCAATTCGGCGATGTTCTTGAGAATGATTTCCTTATCACGCGATTCATAAAATATAAGAAATGTATACGCATCAGATGACGCCGACGCCGACGCCGACGCCGATATCATATGCGATATCGCGCGATAATAATAGTCAACTGTCATTAATGGATGAATATGTGGGTTTTGTACATAGTCGCCGATTCGAAAATGCGCGCTTACCAATATACGTCGTTTATTCGGATTTCCAATATATTCATTACTCCACGATTCATTTCCGTAGAGTTGTTTGATCCATGTTTGTTGTTCCCGTAGTTGTATCATGTTGCATATCTCTGCGTATTTATCTACGAAATATCGATGGCTCTGAAAATAACCATGAAGTCGAAGGGGCTTCGTATATTTCACGGTTTCTGTTGGCGTCGCTGTATAATGAAATCCAATTTCATCCCAATTTGGCAATGATTTGAACATTCTCTCGGTTGTGTCATTTGAAGGTATGAGATACTTCCTCAATCCGCGAAATATGGTTGACCAATATGTATAACGCGGGTGTCCAGGTTTCCCTTCTAATTCTTCGTGTTGCATAAAAAAGAATGTATCATTGTTTCGAAGTGCGGTTGCAATGGTGGCGAATATTTGAAACAGTTGGTTTCCTAACCCTCCCATAATTGTTATGGTTATCATTGTACTTCAGATAACAGATTTTATATATAATTTGTATTTCATATTTAAGTTTATTTATTTATAATAATAAGTCCCTGAACATGAACCATAATTTATCTGGATCCACTTCTTTTAGTTTTATGATACAAAAATGTTTATTCGAATCGCCTTTAAATATACAATTAGAAATAATCTGTTGGTCGTCTTGTACTACCGCATTATGTTTTATATATTGTTCAAGTGTTGTCTGAAAGGTATTTACCCACCATTTCATTTTCTCTCGACCTGTTATAAAAAACCCACCAGAAATTAAATGAAGTTTTTTATGGTATATTGTTTTCGGAAGAAGGGTACTCTTGTCTATATTGGATGAGTGAAAATGTCTATGATAATAATTGAACGCTACTTCGGCATTTTCTGGGTCAACATTAGATCCATAATAAATCTGCGTTTTATTCAAGGCGTTAATTTTTGAAGGGTTTGGCCATACATCGCGTATACTCTTTGCATAGTTATAGTTATAGTCAGATTTGGGGTCTCTCGCCAATTCTGTTTGGTCTTCATTATCCGCAAGAATGTCTCGAAAATAACCAATATCGCACCATCCATAATATTCTGTATTAAAATATTGCCGGTTGATAGTTTGATATACAAAATGAACCTTTTCGCACCATAACATATTAAGTCGCCAGTCGGCGACACCATTCAATTTACATTCTGGGTTATTATTATTATTAATCCAGAAATCACGATATTTATAATTATAAAACTCAGTATATGGCTGAATAACTATTTTAATACGTTCTATTGTTTTGATATCTAATTTTTGAACCTCACTAAAAATAATATCATATGTTTCATCGTCTGTATAAATAACAAGATAAAATCGCACTACAATACGAATAAAGTAACGCATCCATCTGATATGTGAAGATGAACCGTGTCTATTTTTCAACTGATATAAGCATGTAGAAAATGTTATGTCTGACATTTTACTCTATATGTAAATAATGTAAATAATATAAATAATGTAAATAATATAAATATGAATTGATACTTTATATACATTTATAACAACTGTATTATGGAATTATTACAACCAGAGAAGCCACTGCTCCGTAAGTTTTCAGATATAAAACATGCCATCTATATTAATCTTGATGCACGAACAGACCGCCGAGAGATACTCGAAGACCATTTAAACGAACTGACGCTGCGTTATCCAAATGATTATAGATTTACGCCGGTTCCTCGGTTTTCCGCGATAAAAGATGAGACCGCTGGTGCAATCGGATGTACGAAAAGTCATATTGAATGTCTTCGTCTTGCAAAAGCAAATGGATGGGACCACGTTCTCATACTCGAGGATGATGCATTATTTATTCATCCGGAAGTTCTCATTCATCAAGTATCGTCTTTTCTCTCGCGTTTTCGCGATCAGTGGGATGTCGTGCTGTTTTCTGGAAATAATTTTCCGCCGTTCAAAATAGAAGCGCCAGATTGTTTTCGAGTTGCGAATTGTCAAACAACTGGATGTTATCTCGTTTGTAGTCGGTACTATGATAAGCTATTGCGTAATTTCGAAGAAGGTCTTGCACAGCTTATCGCGAACCCAGGAAACGAACATGCATATGCATGTGATTCATACTGGAAACGACTTCAGCGCGAAGATCGGTGGTTTTTAATTACCCCAGTTTGTGTTATACAGCGTCCTGGGTATAGCGACATTGAAAAAAAGGATGTGAATTATGTAAAAGTGATGACGGATCTTGTAAAAAAGCAACCGCCACGAAACTAACGACGGAACGTCGTCAACGGTCTGTCAAATAATGATCTACAACCCACCATCCGAAATCGCGGTCGCTTGGGTAATGATGTCCGGCCATAATACGAATATTCGCGCATTTGGTCGCGATTTCCATAATTGCGTGTGTTTTGGCTGGGTGTTTACGTGCGAGTATTTTAGCTAAATAATATGTCTGGATTGCGTGTCCCGCCGGATATGCAGGTGTATCTGCCGAATCAGAATGTAATAATGTCCCATTTGCCTCGTTGATGATTTCCGGCGCGATTTGTGCGGGTCGAGCACGATTGTAGACCCATTTCAGCATCTTTGTTATAAAAATAACGCGAGTATGCGTCATTATTCGGTCCATTTCTTCGACCGTCATTTCATCTGGTTTGATGATGGATGTAAATGCAGCTGCGGGGTTCATATCTGTCAATCGGAAAAATGCGACATCGCTCGGCATTCGTTTCATAATGTATTCGGACACTACGGTATTTATCTCTAACTTACTGTCTGGGAACGCCTTACCAATGCCAGATATTGTAAGGTTGAATGACGGATACCACCAGTAATATCGTTTCTGTTGAACGAGAAGAACAATAATATACACAATTGCTAAAGCTACGAAAATTCGAAAACGGTCAGGGTCTCGTTCTACAATATGATAATGATACGAATTGAACCGTTCTCGTAATTCGGACACTGCGCCGCTTTCCTTTTTAGGCGGAGGCAACCCTATCCAAGTTCGAAACTCGTTAAACTGTGGCAATACGACCATATTTCTTTAATATATACTAGTTGAAGCATATATTATAGCAAACCGACAATTGCATCTTACGATGAGAATGATGCGTATTTAGATACGAAGGGGCGTGGGGAATCCGACGAGGTTGGCGCCGATACCGAAGCCAGCACCGGTTCTAGCGGATACAGCCAAACTGGGAACATAAGTATCAAGGATACTAAAGGTGGCTGCGGCAGTCAGGGCGATAAGTGCAACTTCGTCAAACGACAGGCTGCGCTTGGGAATAGCATAGGCTGCGATAGCAACCATAACACCTTCTACCAAATACTTAATGGTTCTCTTAACGAGTTCACCTAAATCAAAAACTCCAGACATTTGAGATTTTTATTATAAATAATGATAAGAAATTAAAATGGAATGGAATGGAATAGAATGCGTAAAATACTTAAATAAAGTGTAATCTAGTATATTATAATTCATCCCGTATTCCATTCCATTCCATTCCATTCCATTATGTCATATCCCCCTCCTTCCGGCGTAGAAATGAAGAATACGTCCTCTGGCGATGTTAACCCTAAATACATCGACTTATTAGAGGAAGATAAACCGATTGCCGGTCAAAAATTCGCTTGTTTATCATTCGTTTCTCCAGAACACATTTTGAAGCAAAAGGACCATTTCTTTTTTGAGAAATTTCTGCATTATTGGGACTATCAAAAGTCGATGGAGAAATTTATCCAGTTTCTTAACTTTGTTTCATTCAAATATAACGTCAATTTTGATAAGGTCTCGGCTGATTTTCAAGAGTTTGCTAAAGAAGAGAAAGAAACCCTTCAAAAGACAAACATTTACGACGAATACAAGACATTTCTAGATAAGCATGAAGACGATATGGAGAATGAGTTTAACGAGAGGCATAATTTCCAGACGTCAATCCGCGGTTTGAAGGTGCGTGGTGTTTTTGGTTCACAGAAGGAGGCAGAGTTGCGTTGTCAAATGTTGCGCGAGGTGGATCCGAATCACGATGTCTTCGTCGGTCCTGTCGGTATGTGGGTTCCATTTCATCCTGATGCGTATAAGACAGGTCGCGTCGAGTATATGGAAGAAACTCTTAACCAATTGATGTCGGAGAAGAAGAAGAACGAGGACCAGGCAAAGACGGAGTTTGATAAGCGCGTCAAGGAGACCAAAGTAAAGGCGATTCAGGAGAATATGAAATTGGCGAAGGAGAGCGGGAATAAATTGACGCAGATGTTGGCGAAGGATGGCGAGACGTTGGTGGACGCAAAACCGCGTGATTTGGACCTGGACCTCGGCAGTTCCGGGGTCGGCGGAGGTATTTGGAATACTGGAGATGAGACTGCATCCGTGTCAATGACTGTCGAAGAGATGCGCAAGGAGTTATTCGAGAGCGAGGATGTCGTTATGGATAAGAATAACGACCACGGGTTGTCGCGATTGGCGGAGGCCGGGGCGGGTGCGGGTGCGGGTGCGGGTGCGGCGGAATAAGTATTTGAATTGATAACTAGAAACAAAAAATAGATTATTACTGTGTGTAGTATTTACACTGAGTGCGCGACACAGTAATAATAATCATTGAAGACTGTTTTGTCTTTGACACTGCGGCTCATTTTTGCGGTGGAGAAACCTTCGGATTCGGAAGCTTTCGCGATGGTGTTCCATGTTTTCAAGAGTTGATTGGAACCTACTAACCGCTTTTCAACCTTCTTGCCTGTGGTTGAAAGTTGGACGCCGATGATGGGGTTTGCGCCTTGTTCTTGGATGATGGATTGTTTCAACTCATAATAAATTTTATGTAAGCACACTCCATAATATCCTTCGTTACTTGTGTTTTCCGACCATACTGTTGCCTTTAATGCGTTTGGACACGCATTCAAATACGTCTTCAGGTTCTTCATGTCGTTTTCGGTAGGACATTGTCCGATGGATAACTTCCATTGCTGATACTCTTTTAATAAAACAGAGTTCAATATTTTACCGCTGTCTGAGAAATTACAGCACTCAAAGATGAATGTCTCAACACTAAACTGTGCTGGGTTTTCGGCCTCGGTTGCGATAACCTTCTTATATTCAATTGTGTTCAGTTTAACGCCTTGATAACAGTGCGAACCTCTGATTCTTACTTGTTTGAACCGGATATCCATATAATTCTTCAATGAGTGGAATGTCTCTTTCGTCGGCTTTGTTTGAGACCATAAACGAAATCTGCCTTCGATATTGACGGATTCTTCATCTACATCGGGACGCACAATACAGCATTTCGTGACGAATTCGTTGAACCTTTGATTGAGTTCATCATCTGGGATAAGGACATTTTGGTAGACTGACGCGTTATCTTTCGCGGCGACTTCAATCACTTTCGCCTGTTGTGCAGTCTTCTCTTTGAGTTCATTATTGGCGAGGGTGAGGTCGTGGATGGCCTTCTTTTTCGATTCGAGGTCACTGACAAGCTTCGCGTTCTCGGCCTCCAATTCTTGATTACGCTGAATAAGCCTGTTAAAGTTCTCCACATTGTACATTGTAGCGTGAATAATGTCTTCGATGTGCTTTGTAAGGCGGACAATCGTGAAATTAGTGTTATCATATGCGATGATTTCGGTTTTATTTTTACCTGCGACCTCGATTGTCCTAATTTGGCGCTTGATTTTGGGGTGCGATTTAATATTGTTCTCGATTTGGACTTTGTTGGCGACGCGAAATGCACCGGCGAGTATGAAATTGGTGTATTTCTTATGATGGTCGGCGACACGGGCGGCGAGGTCGTTGGTGTGGCCGAATTTGATGAGTTTCTCGTTGTCAGCGTTGGTGTTGTCAATGGTGCCGAAGTAAATACACTCCGTATTCAATGAAAATTGGCTGATAAGGGTTTTCTCTACGGCGCGTTTCTTTTCTTGGGTCAGGGTGATGGTGGCTTGGTTGAGGGTGCTGATGACTTCGTTCTTTTGTTCGAGTTGTGCGCGGAGTTCACTGGTTTCAGTATCTAGGATTTGGTGGAGTGTTTCCTCCATTTTCATGTAGTACTCGTGTATTTCACCGGCTTTCTTGGTCTGTGCTTTAAGACAGAGAAGTTTGAAGCATCGAATAGTGAGTTTGATAGTTTGCTTGTTATGACCGCCGTGTTTTTTGGGTTTGTCAGAATCGGATTTATTTGGTGAGTGAGGTAGTTGGTGTTCATCGGTTTCGGATGATGTGTCAATTTTATAATCAACATCAAGTTTGAAGTTGGATTCAACCATCGGTTTTACGTGCGCCTTTTGACTAAATCCTAACCATTTCCAAACGTGGTCCAAATCGACGACAAAATCTGTATTCTTATCATAATTGAGGTAACAATAAAAACTAGCAACAAACAATTGCTGTTCGAATGTGCTGAAGTTTTCTTGAAGTTTCGCAAGAAGAAGATTGTTGTATTTTTGAGACAACTTTATAATCGGGTTTTTATCGATGAGTTCGACAATATTAAGGGTTGATACGGATGAAGCGGAGGAAGCAGCCGAGGACATCGAATGAACGTATGTTATACTATGTATAGACGGATGTCTTTAAGTTGTTTTCGTGATGCGAAAACAAATATGTGAAACCAATATTCAAAAGCTAGTTAGACTGAAAACTTGCTCTCATATCGCCGAGAGCAAGATTCCAAAAATACGGTTGAAATGCTAATTTTGGCAAACCGCTCTATAATATTATAGAGCGGTTTCTATAGAATGCTAATTTCGACATCTTTCTCCTCCGAAAAAGGGAGCAACTTTCCCTCACCACTTGCTCTTCTTCACATTAATCTTCGGCGCCTTACTGTTTTTCGCAGCATTAGGGTCATAAGACTGCTCACCTTCATCATCAGAACCGAGATTTTTCGATATTTCCCAGAACTCCTTACTGCCCAGCTTGAAAGGCCCGTGCTGCTGCGCCTTATACCAGAAGATTTGGTCTTGTAATTTATTCGATTTCGCGTTATTATTGATGACGAGACACTCATAATTCTCGGTACACTGGTCCATGACCTGAGTAAAGCTCTCAAATGTGGGGAACATACCCGCATAGTTGTCATAGATTCGCTTACGATTCGCAATATATGGCTCACGGAGGATAAAAACGTAGTCGATATTCGTGCGGAGATTTGGAGGGATACCAAGGGGATATTGCATTGTGATGACTAACATGACCTTCCAATGACGCCCGTTCATGAAGAGGAGACGCATCATAACGTCCTTCGTCCATTTGTTATCATACAGGCAATCATCCAAAACGACAAATGTACGCGGGTCAATGGACGACTTCTTATACATATCCATATCTTTTTTGACCTGCTTTAAGACTGCCTTTTGACGCTTGAGAATATTTTCGATAATCGCGGTATTGTATGCATCGTGGATGAAGAGTTTGGGGACATGCGCGGCGAAGAATCCGTTTCCTGCCTCTGTTCCAGAGATGACGGTTCCAATGGGGATATCTTGGTGGTGAAACATGAGATCCTGCACGAGAAAACTTTTACCGGTATCACGCCGCCCAATAAGCACAATAACTGGCCCCTTATTTTCATCAGGGCGAAAGCTGATTGCTTTCATATCGAATTTCGCGAGTTCTAAATTCATATTCAGTCCTCTGTCTAATAATAATAATGATGTATATTATTTTTATTCTGATTTTACGAATGGGGCGGGGGATGGGACGGGACGGGGAAGCGTATGCTGGACCGCCCGTTTAAAATGAATATAAAACTTCTATTCATCAATCATATTACGATTACATTTAGGAATATTGTATAGAATGGCATTTCAAATTCATTACAGAAAACATAAATATATACCGACTACAATCGAACAGGCATTGCTTTACGATATTCAGAATTTTATCCCTATTTATTCGCGATTTTTCGATATCAATGAAAATAATTATAATGCAATTCAATTGAATCAAAAGTATTATTTACAGAATATTATTACACGACCAAATGATATTATGGAAGGCGACGCTAATAATGAGAATGCACCCGACAATGATTCTCGTTCTCTAAACCATTTAGAAACCATTATTGCCGACGATAATGGAAACACGAATAATGTTCCAGTATTTGTCAAATACTCGCCATTATTGGACCCAATTCGATATTTATCTGGAAAATACCAGGCAAATCACGATAAAATACGGTCCCTTCCTAAATACAATTCTACCCCAGATGAGTGTGAAGAAAAAATGTTGAACACCAATAATACCTCTTATGTCGACGGGTTTTTCTCTTATTTAACGAGTCGCGCCCTTCATACCCACGGCGTCGTGCACGGTATCGATTATTATGGTAGTTATTTGTGTAAACAACGCGAATTTTCCGCGAATGTCTTTGATGATATCGATTATCTTGTTGGATGCTCGTTTTTCAATAACTACGAAAACGATCTCTTTACAATCGATTATTCACAATTTGGGGATGATGTAGACGGCGATCTCTCGGATGTCAATATTAGTAAGTTGATGAAAATCCGAAACAAGATGAAACCAATGGTCGGCGCGTGTGGTGCAAATAGTTATATTGAGTCCGCCGACGACTATAAATCAGTGCAAAATAGAATCAATATTTTAGAAAATATCTCTCAAGTGGATGCATCCCTCTCTACGAATGATATCATTATTGAAAATGTCACGGAGACATCGTCCTGTTCGAGAGATTGTGAACCCGCGATAGAAATTGTCGATTTAAACATTGATGAAACGCTACTCACTGGCGACGGCGACGGCGGCGGTTCGACATCATTACACCCAAAAAATCAAACAAGAGACAATAACGACGATACGAGCGATA